CGCTCTTCCGATCTTTTCTGCTATAGGAGCAGCTACTGCACTAAGCTTGGCACTTACGCAAAGTACTAGTGCGAGTGTAATAGCAATAAACACCAACAAGTTTACAGTGAAAGGCAACACAGGCAACACAGTAATTGCTGGAGATGCTGCACTGACTGGAGATTTAACAGTTGGTAGTGTTTCTGGTGGCAAGGCGCTTGTAGTTAGTGGAAGTGGTACCGGAGCAAAACCAGGAGCAAGCGACGTTCAAATTTACTTTAGCGGCACAGATATTTATGCATATAATAATTCTGGAGCAAAGTCAAAGTTGAACGGTGTATGGGCATAATTAAGATTCGCACCATTTTTTAGTATTGGTGCGTGTGATCCAAACATGGAAACAAAAAAACTCGAAAGCATATTAGTGATCCTAGATGAACGCTATGCAACACTAGAATCTGAACATGCACAATTGCAGATGAATATGTCTGCTTATAATGGTGCAAAGGAAGAAAATCGGTATGTGCGTGGAAAGATAGAAGAGCTAATTAACGAGCGTGAGGCGACCTCACGAAAAAAGAAAGAAGGGTCTAATTAGTCAAAACGAATTGGACCTGACGCCCCGTTTGTAACGGGGGGGAAATGTGAAAAAACATGGCAACTAAAGAAGATTTACATAAGCTTAAGATTAGTCAGATAATCGCACCACAGACGGGAACGCCTAATGCGGTTCTGACGACGACATATGCTGCAATGGATACGCAAGGATACGAATCAAACATGCTTGCATTATCATTTGGAACAGGACAAGGTACTGATATAATCCTAGCAATGAATGCACAAGATACAGACACAACGACTGCAGGCGTAACGGTTACCGGAAGAGATGTTATATTTGCGGTAGCTGACAACACTGCTGCATATCTAGGAACAGGAACGTTGGCAAATAATATATATCCAGCAGTAGGACAGTGGGTCCAGAGTACTGGAACACTCACAGCAACCACGGCTCCAAACAATAAGACATTCTTGTTTGCATATACTGGTACAAAGAGATACATAAGAATCACGGCATCCGTTGGAGCAACCTCGGCACCTCTTAATGTACTTGGTATTCAGGGACACTTCAGATACCGTGGACGTGGTGGACTATACGTTGAACCATACGCTGCACAGGCATAATGCCTCGTGGAAACCGCATCATAATGCTCCGCACAGTCCTTAGAGACAGTGTGGGTAGGGATGGTGATACAAAAGAGATTGGGTATGAAGAGGGGAAGGTGTACAATCTTCCCCCCCACATGGCCAAAGCATATGTTAGGAATGGATACGCAGAGTTCTATCATGCGGATAAAAAAGCTTGAAGATGCAATCGAGGAGCCGGTATTTACCGAGCAGGTTAAATCAGATTTGATCTTGACCGGTGATGCCGACAATGAACTCATCGACGAATGGATTACAGCTTTTAGGCAATTGATAGAATCACACGTAAAACAAACACTCTTGACACAAAAGTTGGCTATGTACTTCAAACCTGCAGAACTCGATGAGAATCGTAGGATAGCATTACGTAGACCACCGATCCAATCCATTGATCAGGTAACCTTTGTTGATCTTGATGGTATTTCAGAAACGCTAACAGAAGATGACGATTATTTTTTAGATGACGAAGAAATTGCGTTTGTGGCATCCTATGCGGATATTATCGGTAATTTTTCTGTAGAATATTATGCCGGTTATGATTCAATAGAGGAGATCCCCCAACCCATATTACAATCAATCAGAAATAGCGTCGCAGCTCACTATGAAAATAGGGAGATGTTTGTATTACCACCGGCAGTTAGAACACAACTTGCACCGTTCAGAAGGGGGAGATTACTATAGCTAAAAAGGCAAGCGGTGGATTTTCGTCAGCTTCTGATGTAACATCACAAGCAAATCTTATTCCATTTGCGCGTCCAGTGTTAAGTCCATCGACAGGATCTTTGAGGGACAAAGTCCAGATAATTGAGCACAACATCTCGAAATCTGACACCGCATCACCCCAGACTATGGATACCGTTTTAGATACCGTTAGGGCAAAGATAATGCCACTTAGCGGTGTTGAGGTGTTCCAAGCACTACAACTTGGACACGAACTTAGTCATAGAATTCAAATGCGGTTTAATAAGTATATTGATACCAAAAAGAGGTTACGCCATTATGATACCGCACGTGAAAAATGGCGAGAATTTGAGATCGTGTACGCCTTAGACGTTCAAAACTTACACAGACAGTTGGAGATATTTGCCCACGAGGAGTTATAATGGTCGGGATCTACGCCGAACTTACGGGGACATCATTGCTGCTTAGTAATATTGCAGCATATGGTGCGAAAGCGGAAGTTGCGGAAGACCATATATGTAAACAGTTGGCAGAAGATCTTAGAGACAAGATGATAGAGTTTGCACGGGAGTCAAAATATACTGGGTATCTCATCAGGGGGCTACAGGAAAATGGTGTGCATCACGTTGGTCCAAGTGTGTACGAAGTTGGTCCGTATGGGGTTCCTTATGCAGAATATGTCGAATATGGAAGCCGCCCACACGGGGCGCCAATCGAAGCGATAACACCGTGGGCAGAAGATCATGGACTTGAACCCGGCGTACTTTGGGGGATTATAAAGAAAAAAGGAACTCAAGCAGAACCCTTTATAATACCGGCAATCATGGCAATGCGGTCAGAGATGACGGTAGCAGAACTAGCAAAGATCGGAGCACTTTGGGCTCTACTGGGGTGAAAGATGGTATTTAATCCTTCCCTAGTAAAACACTCATCAGAACTTGCTCTTAGAAGGAGTTTAAAGAGAGTATTAGAAAGTGGTGTCAACGCAGACATTTTTAACGGAACAGTTCCAACAGACTATAAGGAATATCCTACACTCGTAATTGGAGAATCGACTAACGGGGTGGAATTTGTTACAAAAGGCAATGAAGGTGAAGAACTCATAATTACCTTTCATATTTACACAGAAGAAGAAGGATACGATCAACTAGACCAGCTCACAGAAGAAACACTAGTTGCCTTATCTGGATTGCCAATGGCACCAAATATGCTTGATTCACATTGGATGATCGTTAAAGCCAGTATTGAAGCAGGCTCACGTAAGTGGCATTATGCTGAAGATAAAGCGCAGAAGATATTGTATGTGCGGTTCAGTTGTGATTACTACTAGATAAAAGAGAATATAGATAATTAGAGGAGTTGAATACAAATATGGTAGCAAAAATAAGAGGTGCGAGTGTTGTGGCGCTGATCGATGTTACACCGACTGCAGACACAGCAACGTATCACATGGTGGCTTTCCAGAAGACTTGCACATTAACAATGTCTGAGGATACAATTGAGACCACCAATAAAGAAAGCGCATTGTGGAAAGAATATATCCCTGGTGGACGTGACTGGGCAGTTGAAGCAGATGGGATGATTGTAGAAACAGATACTGGTATCCAGGCTGTTGAAAATGCATGGTTAAGTGCGTCACCAACGCCACTTAGATTGGCAATTAGCACACCTGCAAATGCCAATGGTTACTGGACTGGAACTGCAATTATAAAATCTCTGAAGTATACAGCAGCAGACAACGGTGTATACACAGCAGCGATCTCGTTTACTGGAACCGGCGCACTAACACGGAACGTTGTGTGAGGTGAATTTAGATGGCAACAGGAACATTAACAGTTAATACTGCCACCCAATGGGATGTTGGAGGAACTGCACCAGTAGCTGCGACTGCTACTACTGCAGCAGGGAATGCGGCAACATCGTTTGTCACACCAACGGCGACAGACGGGGACAAATTCTTGAATACGGGTAAAGAATATATACTCGTTAAAAACAAAACTGCTGCGACTGTTCAAATGACAATCACAGCACCCGGAGCAGACGAATATGGAGAGACTGCAAACGTAGTAATAACCGGAATTGCAGGGTCAACAAGTCCGTATAACTGGCACGCATTTGGGCCATTTAGTACCAAGCACTTCAATGATGCAGATGGATATGTGAAAGTCACGTTCGATGTAATCACAAACGTAGAAGTTGCAGTATTTAAATTTGGACAGGTTTACGAGTGAGGTGAAAAAACATGACAGTTGCAGAAGAAACATTAA